CGTACCTTTACTGCTTAATGTATCATCGCTTTGAAATTCGGGTGAAAGTGGGTTCTTCATCACATCTTCTACTTCAGAAGATGGACCACCATCGTCAGATTCTCCTGTCACAACTTGTTCATTTGCTTTTACTACAGTCTCTTCAACCGCTTGACCATCTCCATCGCCACCCTTGTCTTTTTGTGCTCCTAATGGACCATCTTCACCAAGTCCAAACTCTTCCGGCACCTCTTCTACTTCTTTTGCTGTTTCTACCGCCTTAGCCGCATCAAGATTTATTTGAGCTTGTTCCATATTTTTCTTTTCCGCCTTTAATTCCTCTTCATATTGTTTATACTCGCCAATAGTCTTAATTAAAATACCCATTTCATTTAACATATTAGCCTTCAAATCCTTTTCGTCACCCAATAATTCTTGATTTACATCATAATTCCCGATTGTTTCCTTTAAACTGTTCAACTTATCAACAGGGTTAGGGTCATCTACAACCTCATTCAATTCTTTCATCCAGTTGTCAAAGTCCTTTTTAAATTTTTCTCCATCCGCTTTCATTTTTTGAAATTTAGTTTCATTCTCATGTTGACTTTCCAATGCCTTTGTCATTTTTCCTTTAAACTGTTCAAACATAACCAGAGCTTCTTCTAATTTTTTTTTACATGTTTTTGTATTATCATCCTTTTGACAAATTTTATCTTCAAAATTCATATCTTCAGGGATTTTATCATCATCATTCACATATTGATTTATTTTGAAAATATCATTAGCCTGTTTCAAATTATTAATATATTCGTTTATTCTATATATCTGCTTTGATTCCTTTAAATTCATCATAGAACCCAATTCTTTTAAGCAATTCGCTAATTTTGATTTTAATTTATTGATAGGTTCCGCACCCTCATCAATAGATATTAATTCACCAATAGCACCTTCATCATTATTCTTTAATCGTGCAGCCAAATCGGGATTTAAGCCTTCTATTTGTTCAATTATAAAACTTATTTTAAAATTTAATTTCCATTTTTTCTCTTCATATTCTTTACCATATTTTTCTTCTTTCAGATGTGTCAATTCACCTTTTCCCCTTACATGATCTCCAAGCTTTTTAGCACGCACCTTGTCTATCACTTTCCTTGCTACTGTGTTTTCTCTTTTTTGTTTGTCTTCTTGTTCTCGTTTTTCTTGTTCTTTTTTTTGCGCCCTTTCTGCTGCTCGCACCCTCGCACCCTCGAATCCATGAAGTCTGCCACTTCTGCCACTGTGTTTCTTTTTTTTTCCTGTATCTGCTGTCGTTGTGAGTTTGGTTAAATCAGCTACTTCCTCTCTTCCCACATTTATACCGTCGTCTAATGTATCACCCTCCATTTGTGTTTTTGGATTTCCCATTTTTGATTCATCAGCCATTATATATATAAAATAATAATATATTAATTATATCATTATTTGATTTAATTCACTAAAGTGATTTCTATATACACATCACTTCTTTTACTTTGATCAAACATATTATCTTTATTTATTTTCAGTATTCCACAATCTTGATATTTTTTTATTTGGGTATCCTTCGTTAAACATACATCTTTACTATTAATTTTAAACTCCTTGTCGCCCACATTTATAGTAATAAACTCATTACTAAATAACTCATTAATATTAATATTTGTTGTAATGAACAAATCATTGTTTTTCGATATAAAAAAATTATCTGATAAATCAGGTTCGGACACAATCAAAATATTATTAGATTGGTCAGGGTGTTCCATCATTTTTTTTCTATGCCATAAAGGAAAATATATATCATTTTCAAGGTCATCAATTTCTAATTTATAAATTCTATCGTTTAACATATCACTAAGAGAGGGATTCAAAATATAAATATTATCATTGGTCATTTTGCTTTGTATGATTTTTTCCATTTTTTCTAATACATGCGTTTCAATCCCAAATACAAGTTGGTATTTTTTTAATAATTCATATGCTTTTAAGGCTTTTTTTAAATTCATTTGTTCTAACATTATAAATGTCATACCTTCAACATTTTTTAAAATAGATAAAATAGACGTATCAATAAACAAACTATCAAATGTTCCTGGAGACATCCAATTTACCATTTTTTTAATTAAATCTGAATATTTTATATCTATTTCTACTTTGTCACCTCCTCGTATATGGTGATGTTTGTTTATTACATTCCAAGCTTCATTTATTTCTTTAAACTTATCTGGGTCACCCCCTTTATCCGGATGATGTTTTAAAGCTAATTTATAATATGCTCTCTTACCTTCAGAAAGAATCATTTCATTTGTATTTTTAATGGATATTCCCAATGCATCACAAGCTTCACTATAATTCATTAACTACTTTACATAAATAATAGAGGAAACTTTCTAAGTGATAAATGGGTCTATAATTATTATTATACAATCTAAAAAAGGATGCTAATTTAAATAATACTAAACTTATATTGTCGTTATTTAACTTATTGTTATTTATAAAATGAGATAGTATTTTGTATAAACAAGTATTCAAATCAAGATTGTAAATGAATATATTATAAATGAGGTCTCTAAAATTAAGATAATTTATATCTTTATGATTTTCAATATTATGAATAATACTATTCAATATCTTTTCGTTAATTTTATCTAATTCGTTTATATTTGAAATTATATTTTTGATATTGGTAATGTCGTGTAGTTTTTTATTGATAGTAACATTCAATTTTTTTTCATATACTTTTTTGGTTGGTCTTTCGATAGGGATTATTTGACATCTATTCAATATATTATTATCAATGAAGGTTATATTTTCGGTTAAGATTATATAAACTAATTTTATATTGATATGGTTCAATGATTGCATATAAGTATTAAAAATATCTAATAATTCACTATGAATAGTATGGAAGTTTTTACATAAAATAAAGAAGGTTTTTTTTTGTTTGGTGGAAACAATATCCGTAATATTGTTATATATTTCATTGAACAATACTTTTGCGTTACAACCAAGTAATTCAATATCAATTTCAAAATGTATATCACTGACTTTAAATTGGTAAGATTTTTTAGAATTTGTAGAAATAATAGTTTTTCTTTCATATTTTAAACCGGTTGGACTAAAATTTTTAATATAATGTAATGCTTGTGTATATTTGCCTACACCAGAAGGACCATAAAAGATTATATTATTTTGTTTATCGATATCTTTATTTAAAATAGAATGTATATTATCTAATTCCGGATGTAAATTAGAAGATTCACATTCAGATATATACTCTTCAAATCTGGATGATAAATATTTCATTAAATATTAATAAAAATTAATATTTAATATTAAATTTAAAGAATAATATAAAATGGATAAAAGAATACAAAATTTATTTATAAAATATGATGAATTAGAAAACGAATATCCTAATTTAATAAATATAAATAGAACCATATTAGAATTTCATATAAATAAAATGGGAGAATCCTTGAAACAATGTGAAAATGCTTTGGTGGAAATAAAAAAGAAGAATAAAGATTTTACAAAAGATGAATTGATTAGTATATATTTATTTAACACAATTTGTCGTTAATTCTTCTGGGGGAGCTGTTATTCTAAACGTCAATCCGCCATTTTCAAAATTAAAATTGGGACGAATATAAAAAACGCACATTCCTACTATTAATATAACACCTACTATTAATAATATACTAACAAGTTCTTGAAATTGATAAGGTATATAATTTTTTTCAGCATTTAAATTGCTTAATATTTCAGTAATTCGGGATACATTAGGATCATTAGAATTAACTTTATCGTATATTTGCGAAGCGAATTTTTTGTACCATTTATTCACATCGGTCATATTGTTGCAATTATTTCTAATACTTGCGTATAATCCTTTACGAATATTAATAATTCCTGTAAATACATTTCTGTTACCATAAGCCTCCGCAAGAATAGCCATAGATTTCATCTGCGGGATAGCACAAAAACGGAATACTTTTGGATTTTCAATTTTAGACAAATATTCCATACAATGTGGTATGTCTTCTAAAGCGTCTGTAATCATATGGTTTAAACATGCGACATCAGACGATTCGCCAAATCTTAATTCTGGTAATGTTTTTCTATATAAAGACCAAACTTCTTTTGGCCAAAAAGATTTATTTTTTAACAAGTCTTTATAATAATCTCGTATAATATTAGTTTTACTAATAAAGGAGCCTAATTTAGCCGCCAAAAGAAAACAACCGGAATCCATCGTATTAGCTTCCAAATTGGTACCAATAAATTGTTTTGTTAAACCGATACCAAATTCACCAGCCAACAAATTGTTATATGTTTCAAAATCTTGTCTATTTATAGTTCCAGACGTTAAATCTCTTACGGCATATTCTCCCATACCTTTCCCAATATTTCTAATAGTTGTTTTAATAATTTCTTGATGATATTCTGGTAATGTTATAAATATACTATTTATGGTTTTCAAATTAGATAACAAATCGTTATTGGATTCTTTACCTGTATCAATGGTATTAAAATTTGGTGGGTCATCTATATCCAATATTTCGTAAAAACCAGACAACATATTTTGTTTAATTTCATCTGATGTAGGTATAATATCATTGGAAATATCTGTAGTTATGAAATTATTGAAATTTTCTAAAGTTTGTGATGGTATATCATAAATTACTTGTAATGTTTTATAATATAAATAAAACAAAGCCACAGGCAATCTTAAACAATCGGGTAATTCTTTTATAACCAAAGACATATTATTGCTACTTTCATTTAAAAGACTTTCACATAAAAGAATATCTTCATAACGAGCACCCATTGGCGCACTAATATTTAATAAACCTTTTCTATCATCTTTCATTTTCATACCCATAATATATTCTGATGGATGTAATAATTGACTAACTATATTTGGTTTATGATTAATTATTTTTTGGTCCTGCATTTTACATAAATTATACTTAATAATTTATATAATTAAACGTAAATAACAACTGATTTAAAAATAACATTTTATAACATATTATATGTATGTTACTCTAAATTTAGACCAATTTGATATTAATAATATATTTACTAGCGAAAAAACAAAAAATAATATTATGAATCATAGCGATTTTTATAGGTTATATTTTTCAAATGATGAAATGGTTATGAATGGTGTATATTTAAATTTTAATTTAAAAAACGTTACAATAGAAAAATATTTTAATAAAATTAAATGTTGTTATGATGAAAGTATTTATAACTCGCAAATTATAAATAAAATAGTTGATATTGAAAAAAGTATTGTCGATAAATGTGATGATATAAATTCTAAATCTTGTTATAGGATTGACGAACAAATGTCGCATAAATATATAAAAATCTTTGACCAAAATAAATTAAAATTGGGTCATTATAAAAATTTATCTATATTATTGAAAATTTCTGGTATATGGAGTAGTAATAAAACAGAACAATATGGTTTAACTTTTAGATTTTTTATAAATCATTGAACATTGAATTTAGTTTGAAATTCTACAACAAAATATATTGTGAAGAAAAATGATAATAATAATAAATTAAACATTATACCTTTTGCGTGTACATTATCGTATATTGGTACCATTCTTCCAGACTTGCTATCTTTAATTTCTGTTGGGAAAGGATAAGCAAACATAAACCATAAAAATACCAATACAGACATTATATTAGTCATCCATAACCCCCTCCACGTTCCAGACATTTTATTATGTAAAACATTCCTTACTTTACTCGCACCGGATGTTTTCATAAATCCTGTTATTTGTCCAGCTGCTATACCTATTGATACCATTAATAATAATACAAAAGGATAAGGAGAAGTAAAAAACCATAATAATTTCCCCAATAATCCCTTGTATTGTGTTTTTTTACCTGTTTGTTCATCTGTACTCATTTTGTAATAAGCTTTCATTATAGAAGGTAAAAAAAATACTAATAATGTTAACACAAAACCAAACAAAAATGCTGGCGATACATCAACACCACTAAAAATAGCCCTTTCTGTTATACCCAAATAAGAGATTATAAATATAAATAAACCAAATGAATAAAACCATTGTAATTTTCTTCCACCAGAAGCATTTTTTATAGCACGATCACTACTGTCGGCAAATCTACCCATCGCACTTCCAAAACCCGTTGGGTTATACGCTTGCCATATCCATTGTCCCGGACCCATAGCATCCGAGGGCGGACCTTTTGGTTGTGGCGGCAATACTTTTACATTTGCGTCAGGTGCGATCGGAATGCCCTGTGCGTTGTATTTTAAATTCCCACCTTTTTGTTTTAATTTTGAATTTTTACTTCGTCGTTTTACCATATATATAAATATTTATAATATATTTTCCAAAACCCAATCTAAATTAACACTTTCAACACTTATCCCTTTTAATGGATAAAATTTCGGTTTATCCATATCTTTTGTTTTATGCATAATATATGGTCCATATTTACCTTTTCTTATGCTAATATTATCATTTAATTGTTTCAATATATTTGGATTTGTTTTGCTATTTTTATTTATTATATTAATAATATCATCCAAAACTATCTCGTCATATTTTTTATTTAAAAATTTTATTGATTTGTTTTTAGTACCATGTGTTATATATAGTCCAAACTTACCCTCTTTCAAAAATACTTCCTCATTTTTATACAAACCTAAACATTTACCACCAGTCATACGTTTCTCTTCCAATATTTCTTCTAATTTATACTCGCCCCTTTCTAATTTAACAATATCTAAATTTTTCTTTACATTTTTAAATTTCGTTTCACCATCCTTTTCATATTTTATTACCGGACCATACCTTCCAATCATATATTCATGGTTTTTATCAATTCTAAATGTCTTCTTCTTATTTTGCTTTATTTTTAAAGATAATTCACTCATTTTAACATCGCACTCTTCACATAAACTATACCATTTTTTATCTCCTTTTTCTATCATATCTAATTCGTCTTCCATATTCTTTGTATAGTTGTATTCAAATAAATCATCAAAATGTTTTATTAAAAATTCAACAACTATAGCCCCTAAAGGTTGCAGAACTAATTTATTCTTTTCGCCCCCAAATTCTCGTTCTATGTTATTCTCTTCCAACTCATCACCAATTAATTCAAAATCCGTACAATCTACCCTTTTCCCTTTTACATTTTGTTTTAATACATATTTCCTTGCTTGAATCTTATCAATTAAAGATGAAAATGTAGATGGTCTCCCTATACCCTTCTCTTCAAGCAATTGAACCAATTTCGCTTCCGTATAATGACCCTTCAATTCTTTTAACTTAACATTGCTATTTATTTTCTTATATATATATTCTTTATCCAAATCGGTATGGGTTTTAAGACAATTGTAATTTTTATTATTTTTTTCATACCCCCTTATCGCCTTCCAACCAGGAAATATTATTTGTTCCTCCCCTCGTTTATAATATTTATTGTCTGGTGCTGTAATTTCCAATGTTATTTTATTATATTTGGCTTCACACATCAATGATTCCATTGTCGTATTCCATATTAATTTATATAACCTTATTTCCTTTGATGTTATTTTACCACTTTCTTCACACGAATGAACACATCTATTCACATCTGTCGGTCTTATTGCTTCATGAGCCTCTTGTGCATTATTTTTCTTCGTTTTCACTTTATTTACGCTAATTGACCCATTTTTTTTATTTATATATTTTTTTCCAAATTTTTCTTCTATATATTTCTCCCCCGATGTTATAAACTCTTTACTATACCGACCACAATCCGTTCTCATATATGTTATCCATCCGTTCTCATATAGTGTTTGTGCTAATCTCATTGTCTGTTTGGGGGAATAATTCAACTCATTCGATGATTTCTGCTGCAATAAACTTGTCGTAAATGGTCTTGGTTGCTTTTTTACTACCCCCGTCTCTTTTGGTGTTCTACGCAATTTATATGTATGCGATACACTATCTACTAAAAAGTCTTCCATTTTTGATTTATCACAATGATTATAATTTAAATCAAATTCTAAACTTTTATTATCATCCATCTCAAATAATCCTACCGTATCATACATCTTTTTACCTGGATTTTTTTTAATTTCATTCTCTCTATCATATAATATTCTAATTGCTGGCGTTTGACATCTACCAGCACTTAATCCTGAATCACTATTCCTTGTTATATGTTTCCATAATATTGGCGATAACGTATAACCCACCAATAAATCCAATATTTGCCTCGCTTGTTGAGCTTTCACCTTATTCATATTTATTAATGTATGATTTTCTACCGCTTCTAATATTGCTTTCTTTGTTATTTCATTAAATTTAATTCTTTTTGTGCTCTCCTCAGGCAATCCAAATAATTTACATATATGCCAAGCTATCGCCTCACCCTCACGATCGTCATCTGTCGCCAATATAACTTCTGATGACCTTTTAATATTATCTCTCAGGTTTTTTATATATTTCGCTTTCGTATGTATAGTCTTATAATTCGGTTTATAATTATCGCCTTTATTTAAAGATTTCAACCCATCCGGTAAATGCGTCAAATGCCCATAAGAAGCCACACATTTATATCCTTTCCCAAGCATTTTCTCTATTTTTTTACATTTAGCATTTGATTCTACTATTACCAATTTGCTCATTACTTTATATATATTTACCCATTTAAATCAATTTTATAATTTATTTCTATATATATATATATTATAATATGGTAAATACTTATAAATTATTAACATCGTTTAAGGAACAATTATTAAATGATATTAAAAATGAATTTGAAAATATGAAAAAAGGTAAAAAATCAGGACCTCCTTATATTCCTCTGGGAAAACCTTCACAATATGCCGGTTTAAATATGGCCAGAGATTTGGAAAAATATCTTGGACTTATTCCTTTCACTATTGATGATGATGATAAGTATAATTTTTATTTAATAGATGCAAGAGAATATATGAAAAATTCAGGCCGTTTGAAACATACAAAAACACCAAAATGCTCCCCTATTAATAAAAAATCCGCACCCAAAGATTACAAACTATTATATACTTATTTCAATCCCATACCTGAAAAATATAATACTGGAACGCCAGGATTCGGATTAATTGATATGAGCAAATATAAAAAAATTAAGTGTAATCCTAAAATTAAAAAAGGTGGTAAAAAAAGAAAGACCAGAAAACGTAAAAGAAAAAGAAAGGGTGGTATGTTTTCTCCATACGCAATATACGCTATGAAAAAAGCTGAAGATAATATGAGAAAAGAATGGAATGAAGAATGGCTACGCGAACAAGAACTCGTTAATAATAGACCTAATAATCCTATTAATGTACCTATATGTTCAGACGTTGATGAAAGCACACAAACTCAAGACGTTGATGAAAGCACACAAACTCAAGACGTATTCTTTATGGTTATCCCTACAAGGAAAAATAGATTTAGAAGAGGTGGTAAAAGGAAAACCTATAATAAAAAAAAGAATAAAAAAAGGTCATGTACAAAGAAAAAACGTTAATTCAACTCTGACCTCTTATATTCCGCCCAACTTAATTTTTTACCACGCCTTTTCCTCTCTTTCTTACTCTTCTTATCATTCTTATCATCCCCTTTTAATGCTGAATCAATATATAATTGTTTCAATATTTTACCCACCATAACACTTCCCTCATGCTGATCATATTTATCCTCTTCTATCCCCTTCAATACTATTAATAATCTATATAAAATACTTAAGTTCAATTGTTCTTTTACTAATTTGTTAAATATATTGGTATAATTCTCATATAAAAACCCACATTGATTTTGATACATCTGTAATTGCGTTTGTTTCGGCAATCTCGCATATTTACTTTTTAATTGTAAATATCTTTCTACATCCTCTTTGATTTTAGAACTATGTTTTAGCGTTCTAATTTTTGATGTTGTTTCTTCTGGTTTATATTCTGAAATTAGTTTCTTTAGATTTAATCGATCTTGTGAATCCATTTATAAAAACCTTTATTATTATTTTTAAATATAAATATCTCAAATTAATATATATATGATGGCAAGATACAGAAGAAATAGACGAAAAGCTTTAAGGGGTGGAAATAAACCTCAATTTGCTGAAGGTGGTAATAGAAAACCCCCTAATACACAATTCGAACATCACGAACCTCCAAGTGCGCAAGAATCCGTAAGACAACAACAAGCTGCTGGAGCAAATGACGCCGAAATGCAAATGGCTATGAATCAAACCGGCGGAGGTGATAAAGTCGCTGTCCCACAATCTGGCGCAGCAAGTCCTGAAGGTAATGACGCTATGGCCCAATCCGCTGGTATGCTTATGCAATCCAGACAAAATGAACCCGTCGGTGGTGAAAAAACTACCGTTAAGGGTGGCGCCAGAAGAAAAACCCGTAGAAAGAAAAGGAAAAAAAGGAAACGTACAAAGAAAAGGAAAAAAAAGAAGAAAAAGAGAAAAACTAAACGTAAAATGAAAAATAAATATAAATTCGCCAGAAAATATCATCAAAAAGGTTGTAGTCGTAAAAGATGTTAATTATTGTTTATTCATAATAAATAAAATAACAATATAATTTATTATGAAAGGTTCAGATATAAGATTGAGTTTTTTTATTCTTGTCGTTTTCTTACTTATGTTTTTCGCAACCATTTTATCCGTCGGTATCAAAAAATTTAAAGAAAATTGGCCAAAATACAAATGTAATCCTGCCGCTATGCCGTTCGCTGGTTATTTAGGATACAACGCCATGGATAATTTCGTTGAATGTATTAGCACTATTCAATCTGGTTTAATGGGTAGATTTTTAGCACCTATTTTCACCATGACCAAATTTATGACTCAATTGGCCGGCAACTTAATGAGCAATATAGCCGCAATACAAAGCACTGTTTTTAATTTAAAAAACGTTATGAATACACAATTTACAGATATCACTGGAATGTTTGTTAATATCATTGTTAAATTTCAAAAATTGATTATTAAAATGAAAGATATATTTTCCAAATTAGCAGGAACAATGATAACCCTTGTTTATATGATGAAAGGTATATCATTAACAGGAACAAGTTTGTGGGATGGTCCAATCGGACAATTTACACGTGATTTCTGTTTCTCCCCCGATACATTGATTAAAATGCAAGATGGTAAAATGAAAAAAATTAAAAATATTGAAATCGGGGAATTTTTAGAAAATGATATTGAAGTTCTCGCAACATTGAATATTAAAAATGTTCATCCCGATAATCCATATTATAAAATTTGGAGCGACAAATTAGAAAATTATATTTACGTAACCGCAACACATAAAATTTTAGATCAAAAAAATGGTTTCATTCCAGTTGAGACATATAGTCGCGCCACAAAAACAAATATTCAACCCAATATTCTTAATTGTTTAATTACCGATAATCATCAAATCCCTATCGGTGAATATATTTTTTGGGATTGGGAAGATTAGAATATTATCCATTCAATATATAAATGGACAATATTCCCGACATCAATAAAAAAATAAATAAAATGTATGATAACGCCAAATATTTAGATACTTATGGGGGATCTTATTATGGAACTATCTTATTATTTATAGTATTCCTTTTTATTATTGGATATTTATTAGTACAAATCAACCTCGAACCTCTCAAAAAGAAATTTCCACAAAATAAATGTAATCCAGCATATATCCCTTTCGCTGGATTTATAGCCAAACCCCCTGACCAAACAGCAATGGAATTTACAGCATCCAATTTCTCCATGTGTATTAATCAAGTTCTCACAATGATTGTTCATAATTATACCAAACCAGTCAATACTGTAGTTAATATGCTTAACACCATCTTTATGTCTTTGATGAAAGCCGTTGCTATTATTCAAAAAACTGTTTATAGACTTAAAAATTTAATGCACGAATTGATGCAATTAATAATGAGTCGTATTATGGCCGCCATAATGCCCTTTATTAAAATGATAATTAAAATTAAAGATTCTTTCGGCAAATTAGGCGCTATTATGGGTTCCGTTTTACAAATGCTTATCGGTCTTTATTTAGCAGCCAAAGCTTTTATGGGTAGCCTTATCGCCCTTACTGTTCTTTATCTGGTTGTAATCGTCGCCATATTAATGGTCATTTTTATTATCCCAATTTTCGGTCCACCCATCGCAATGTTCGGATTAGTCGCTTGGGCCATCATGGCAACAGCATTAGGTCTTATCGTTGGTTACATAACATATATTCTATCCTTAACAAAAGCAACAGTCCCATCCAAACCCGTATTCCCTCCCCCTCCTGATATATGGCCCTTTTGTTTCGAGCCAAACACACCAGTCAATATGAATGATGGTGAAACTAAAAAAATGAAAAATATTAAAATCGGCGATGTTCTCCAAAATAATATTACTGTAATCTCTACTATCAAAATACAAGGTGACCCTGAAAATCCTTTTTATAAAATTTGGAGTGATAAACTCGACGCCGAAATTCTTGTAACAGGCACTCATAAAATTATAAATCCTAAAAACAACGAAGAAATTTTTGTTCAAGATTTTGATAAAGCAGAAAAAAGTATTTTTTGGGGACCCGTCATGCATTGTTTAATTACCGATAATCACACTATACCTATAGGCGAATTCACATTTAAAGATTGGGAAGATTAATTTAGGCAGTTTTATTTTTTTTTATAGTTATTATTTATACAATGATATCTTTAAAGGGATCTACATTATCTATTAAAGGGTTGGGTACCGCACGTATTGAAATAGTTATTTTATGTATTTTATTAGGCGCTTTTTTATGTTGTAATGTTTTTTGCACTTGTTGTAAATCTAATCTTTTAGGGGAAGGATTCGGCACAAAATTAAGCGAGTTAAATAATGGAAATGGTTTAGAAGCAAAACCAATTTTCAACCCAAACAGCACATATGAAAAAGTTCAAATACCTTTACCCGAAGGTCAATTGTTTTATTACGCTAATAATGATTTTAAACCAGAATGTTGTAAAAACTCAAGTATTAGTGGAACCGGGGGTTGTGCGTGTGAAACCGAAGAACAAGTTAAATTTTTAGAAAGTCGCGGAGGAAATAAAACTTACGATATTAAAGAATTATAATCTATATATAATATTCAATTTATATATATATTAATATGAGTGCGAAAAGAATAAAATACTTAGAAGATAAAATAAATAACCGTAGTATTGTAAAAAGTAGAAGAGCCTCAGGCAACACGATAGCAACACAACAACTTGAAAATGATATCTTTTTGGCTGAAGCGGAACTAAACAGAATAGCAAAAGGTAAAGGTTATATACTTCACGTACCGAAGGGCAAAGGTTCAATTTCATACGAGGACACTACTGGTATTGGTGGTAAAATTAATAGCATACAAAATGTAAATAAAACGGGTGCTGAACGTGTTGCTGCCGCGGCGAAAAGTGTAAGTGGAGTAAAAGATAGTAAAAAGGAAGCATCAACGGATGACTTCAGCACTTTGAAAACAGCAGCCGATAGGAGAAAAGAATTTAAACGACAACAAAAATTAGCAGCAGAAAAAGAGGCAGCCAAATTGAAAAAGGAAACAGCACTTCAAGCTGAGTTGGAAAAGCAGAAAAAACGAGTCGGTCGCGTACGTATTAGAAAAGATATGTTAGCTAGCGAAGATAGGCGTCATAATCGTGATAAATCAAAAGAAAGACTAAAAAAAACTGAAGAAGCAAAAGATTGGTCTGAAAAATTAAGATTAAAAAGAGAAAATAATCTTTCAGGAATAACCAATGCACAGTTAAAAGAATACCCTTTGGATGAAGTCAAAGAAAAGGTTAATCGTCTTAGAGAAAGGCAAGCCAGCTATGATAAAAGTCGCCTGGAAAAGAAGAAAAAAATAGAAGAAGAAAAGAGAGCAGAAGTAAGAAGAGAAAGAAGAGAAATGCGAGAAAGAGTTGCTATTTTACAACAAAAACGCCAATCAGGCCAGGAAGCCCTGCAAGTCAAGAAAGAGAAAGATTATAAACACAAATTAAAAATATTAGAAGAAGCGTGTAAGAGATTTTTCGGAGACGGAAGTTTTTTATATAAAACATTTGATATCACACATAACCCCGGAAAAATGCAAGATTTAATAAATAATATAGTAAAGGGATTGATTGAAGCTGAAAAAATGACATCATCACGAAAAGAGGCGTTTTTTAATGGGTTAGCTAATAAAATTTTCCTTTATATCCGTGAAAAAGCTAAAATAAAAGGCGACCTATTTGATGAATTATTAAATGATATACTTATGAACAATTCTTTACATAAAGCATATTTTGACCTCCATAATTATATAATGAAACATATGACAACAAGAGATCGGGACTATAGCATCAGATACGAAATGCGGCTTCTACCCGACACAAAAGCAAGACAAAATTTTGAACGTTTAATGAACGAATTATATACAAATAATACCAGAAAATCAGACATTATAAGAACATATCTTTTAGAACAGAACAAAAAGGGAAAAAAATATTTACAAAAAGCAAAACGTAACGTAAAACCAGCAGCAGGGGTGGTAAGACGCGTGGGCAACCGAACATTATCACAGACCAAGAATCAAAAACATACGGGATATTATATAGACGGGACTGGTGGGAAAATTAGGAAAATTGAGGGCGATCTACGGGGCGAACAAGTGACCGCGAGTAGTTTTGATCCAAATTCTTTAAAAGCTTCACATCCAAAACCAACAGATTCTAAATTTTTTATGGATGCGAGGTATGGTCATCGCAAAAATATACTTCACTATTTTTTATATGAAGGTATGATACGATATTATGAACACGGATTTTACATACCAGGAGACGATACCTTACACGGAGAACGCGAAGGGGACAATGGCAAATTAGAACACCTGACGAACGCCAGATCTGGTACAATAAAAAAAGAAGGCAATAGGGAAATTTGGTATTCACAGACCCCCGAACATCAATGGGTTTGGAAGCAGAGTATGAAAGGTGAGAATAAATCACACAATGGTTGGAAAGATATAAAAAAGGATTTTAAATATAATAGTTCATTTGTAGGAACAAAAACAACCGATATATCGGTAACTTTTAAAAATTTTGTTGAACAACAACAAAATAACCCGCGATATATAATATTCAAAGGGATTTCAACCCTTTTGTTTGAAGACACACGGCGCGCCACCAATAAAAAAGACCCATTTAAATATGGTTTTATAGATACTGAAAGTTGCATAAAATTAGGAGATTATATAATGTTTGAATGTATTAATAATTACCATGAAACAAGTAAAAATGCTTTTCGCGAAGGACAACAACCTCAATTCCAGACTCCTCTTATGTTTTTCATACACAAGGACCATTTACACCCACCAAAAGACATTGATAAATTAGATGATTGGGCAAATAAAAGGAGTATTCTTTCAGAATACGAATATCGCGAATTATTTTTAAATAAACTTATGGAACAACAATACACCCCCCTAATGAAGGAAATACAATCCTTAACAGATTTTACAACAGCAGGAAAATATTGTGAAGACCCGAATTCTATTAATAAGAATCATACTGAATTATGCTATTCTACAGGAGAGACAGACGCCCAAAACCCAATTTATAAAAGTAATGTTATATTTCCCGAAGAGCAATTTAAAGCGATGAGTGGTGAGGCCGGAATACTTGCCATTCAATATAGTATTTTGGAAAACTTTATTACTGGAACACAAAAAAAAATTGAGGATTTGGAAAAAACCGAATGTATCAGCATGGGAGAACCATGTTTTAAATTAATATTAGAAGCATACGATGAAATAGCAACATTTAAAACAACTACACAACAACGGTTGGATGATGAAATGAGCCTACTTACAGAATATACAGTCTTTTTGCATCAATTATTGGATTTAAATTTAACAGGTGAAAATAAAAAACAGGTATTCGACGAAATAGAAAAAGTTAAGAATTTTACTCAAACAGTAACTCAAAAGTTTATGAAATTAATAAATGGTAAAAAATTAGATCAAATATTAAAAAATATGTTTAATAAAAATAGTGAAAGGTTAATTGAATTTAAAACAATCCAACAAGAAGATTTTCAATGGCTTAATTTGGAAGAAGAAAAGAAAAGAAGGGATGCTATTGATGATATGGAAAAAGAATGGAAAGAGCAAAAAACGAAATTTAATGGCTTAATGGATAAATATTTTAAGGATAAATGGGCTGAAGCGGCAGCAGATTTAAAAGACAAAATCGCGAAAAGAGATAATGAAATAGCAAGAATTATAGACGAATACAATAATGCGAGTAAAAAGGCACATGATGAAGATGTAGCCAGGAAAGAAGAAGAAGCCAGATTAGCAGCAGAAGAGGCAGCCAGATTAAAAAAGGAAGCAGATGAAGAAGAAGCAGCCAGATTGAAAAAGATAGCAGATGAAAAAGCAAAAGAGGCAGCCAGATTGAAAAAGATAGCAGATGAAAAAGCAAAAAAAGAAAAAGAAGCAGCCAGGAAAAAAGCTTTATTGGCGACATTAAGGAAATGGCAAGAAACATATGAAAAAGGGAAAAGGGAAGAAGAAAGAAGGGTATTAATGGGAGAAATAAGGGAAAACTATAATAAAGCGATTGAACATAATATCAAAATTAGAAAAGAGATTAATGATAAATTAGAGGAATTGGGGGAAATCGAAAAAGAATTATTGGAAAAAAATGACCCAGATATTTATACAAAATTAATTCGACTTGGAAGTAAGTGGGAAACACAAATCTTGAGTTTGAAAGATAAAGGCCTTGAAGACAAAATAAGCCAATGTTTAAAAGAATTTACAGATTTATTGGGAAATGTAAAGGGTCTTTTAACAAAATATGAAGACTCACATCTTTCATCATACGCAACAAATATTAAAAAAATTAAAGATGAATTAGAAGAGAAAATTGGCAGGTGTGAAGGTTTTATTAAGGAAGTAAAACAACACCACATAGCATTATTAGAATTAAATGAAAATTTTGATGATGATGGAAAAGTTATGGATGCTTCATTGATGGATATTCACAGTGCTATAGTAAAAATTGATACCGTACTCACCCCAACCCAACACCCCGATATTAGTATTGATGATGTTGCAGCAGAAGACATTAATGAAGACCCAATTCCTAAACTTATGAAGCCAATTATTTTAGAGTTAAAAAGTAAATTGCAAGATAAGGAAAAAGAAATGAAATATGTTGTTTCAGATAAACTTAAAGGTATTAATGATGAATTAATGCAAAAGAAAAAAGAAATGGAAAATATTTTAAAGGAATATGGTTATAAAAATACACCCGAAGAGGAAGAACAAAATAATGATAAGATAACAATTATAAAAGCTGTTATAGATTTGTTTGATAGTCTAAAAAAAATAATGCAAGAAGAGAATAACATAGAAATTTCTATTGAAGATATATTTAAAGAAAAATCCAGCGATGATGAAAAAAAAATACCGGAGGGTGGTTGGGACCGGCAGGATATAGAAGAAGGAAAAAATCTAAGAAAAACAAATGAAGAAGAATTGAAAGAATTAGAAAAAAAAAGAATTGAGAAAGAAGCATTAGAAGAACAACTTAATGTCCAAAAAAAACTACTGGATGTAAAGACGGAAACGTTAAAAAAACATTTAAAAACTCTACGTAATTTAGTTGATATGGATAAATTTAAAAATAAATTAAAAGAAGCTGTTGAAAATACGGAGGAGATTTTTGAAAAAGTAGATGAAATGAAAAAAGTATACGAAGCAGAACAGGGAAAAGATTTGGATCAAGGTGAAGAAAAAGCATCAATTAAACAAATTTTAACACAATTTGAAAAAAAAATAATTGAAGGGGGTGTGAGTTTAATGAAAAAAAGAGAGGATATTGAATTGATCCATGATATTTTAGAAAATAAATTAAAAGAAGCTGTAACAATTGAAGATATAGAAAAAATAATGAAAGGTAGTAATGGCGAAGATGGATTACCCGTTAAATTAATGATGGTTCCAAAATATTTAATAAATATAACTACATTTTTATTAGAAGACGCTATTTATAATAAAGCGTTATTGGAAAATAATAAGCATATGGCTGCCGCAGAAAAAAAGAATGCCGAATTAGAACAAACACGTTTGAATAAAGAAGAAGAAATTAATAATAGAATTAAAAAGGAGAAAGAAGATAGGTTAGCTGCTGAGAAAAAGAAAAGAGAAGAAGAGGAGGAGGCGAGATTGGTCGCTTTAGAAAAAAACCGATTAGAACAGGTAGCAAGAGATAAGGAAGAATATGAAAAGGACTTAACTGAAAGGCAAAATTATTTTGAAGAAGCAGAAAGAAATTATAAAAAATTATTGTCCAGATACGACGAATCAAGATATTCCAAAGAAACGAAAGATTTAAATGATGAACTTATGGAAATGATATTCAAATCTGGTCTTTTACATTCTGACCAAACATACCAGGAAGAAGATAAACCTGGACATCGCCAGGGTGTTGAAGACTGGTTTGATACAACACAAGAAGGGATAAAAAGGATGGGTGATGACGTCGGTTATGAAGAAAAATTAGAAAAATATAATGAAGCTATGAAGAAAACAAATGAAATTTTTGGTTAATTAATAATAAAATATATTTAATAAGTTATTATTAATATGTATTAAATGCTGTTACGTATATTATATTTTATAATGTGTGTTACCTGTGCTTATTCGGGTAGAGCAAGATTATATCGAAGAATACCACAATATTTTGTAGCGGATGCTGTATATGGATTTATTCAAGACAATAGATTAAGTAACTGTTTTGAATTTTTAGAAAATGATAATCAATTATTATTGAAATGTTGGAGAGATGATAAATTAGTTGATGCTGAGATAAATATTATAGATAGAAATAGAAAAAATGTTCCTTATTATCCAGCTTTATCTGTTGTTATTTAACACGTCTTTCCATGTAAATTAGGTAAAGGGTATTGAAAACATTTTACTTTTTCTATCTTTTTATTATTTGTTAGAGTTGCACCAGTGGTTTCATGTATTTCGCCATAATTGGTTACATTAGCATATTTAGTATCATGAAAAGTTTGCTGTTGGGAACCGTCGTCAGTATTGATAGTATTATTCATAAGAACATCTCCGGTATAATTAGTAGCACCACGACTTTTAGTATATTCGCATTCATTTCTAAATATTTGCGAATCGTAAGACTGGAATAATGCACTACTTATATCTTGTGTTTGGTGGTGTTCATAATACCCTTTTGTTAATTTTAATAGATTAGAATGATTAGTTGCTGTTTTTAATTTACCATTACTATACCTTTGGGATATTTTTCTGGCTGCACCAGTATTGGTAAAATCGTTATATAATGTTAGATTTCTTTTTTGGTTTATATAATCTTTAGCAGACAATTTTTTAGCACTTAAATCTGTGAATAGTTTCGGCATGCTTTATATTAATTAGTGATATAATTAATTAAAATATTCTCTTTATTCTATATATTATGAATAATGCTACTTTAAACATAGAACAATATACAATGAAAGATTTGTATGATGTATTTGACATGAGTACAACAGATACTTATACACGTGATTATGTAACAAAAAAATATAATACACTTGTACAAAATATACAATCCGAATCAAAATATGATAATACTTTTAAATTGGATTTGGCTCATTTTTTAAGACGAGGTATGGAAAGAGTATGTGAACAACTACATAAAAAAGAACAAAAAAAAGATAGTGTCGGAAATTTTTTTCCTACTTTAGAAACAAGCGAAACTTTCAATAATGAACATTTTGTAATTAAACCAAACAAAAAACCAAATTTGACCTCATTATTAAATCCTTATAAAACTGAAAAAATAGGGAAACTTGTAAATATAAATACCGTTTTTAGACAAAATTATTATAATTCCACACCTACCGATTTTGTATTTGATTTGGCGGCAACATTAAATAATGTTACATCTATTTCATTAGAAACGGCAGAAATACCCAAGTCTAATTATACTTTTTCTAATTTTTCTAAAACCAATGAATTCACTATTGAATTATTTGACAAGAAGAAATCAGATAACACAATTCACAATCAAAAAATTGAAGTTATTAAAATAAAAAATGGAACATATACAGGTCATGAATTAGCAGATTATTTAAATAAATCTATTTTATCCCAAGGTGAATTAGCAAGACTTTGTTGTGATTATGATAGTACAACAAATAAATTCTCCTTCTTCAAGGATTCCAGAGCGGCAAATTTGGGAGGTAAAGCAGATGATGCTACTTGGGAATATTGTTTCAATTTAGATTTTAGGTTACATTTAAATCCTCAAAGAGAAATACAAAGAAATATGGGGTGGAAAATCGGTTATAGAAAACAATATTATTCTTATGAAGAAGATTATACAGCAAAAGATAAAGTTACTACTGAAGTTTCAGAAGGATTTTGTCCCGAATCAATATACCGAAATAACGATACACCATATGTATTTTTATCGGTTGATTGTTATAATAATAATCATTCACAGACCATAATGTCTCCATTTCAAGAATCGGCTTTCAACGATACTAATATATTGGCTAAATTAGTTAAGCACGGAAATACTTATAATTTTGAATCCGGTGGTTTAATTTATGGATTTAAAAGAGATTATTTCGGTCCTGTAAATGTTTCTAAAATAAAAGTTCGTCTAATTGACCATTTTGGTGATGTTGTAGATTTAAATAATACAGATTTTTCATTCACTTTAAAAGTAGAACAATTGTATGATTTAAATATGAAAAATTAATTCAATCCCAATTTTGCAAGTTCCTTATTGGATTCGTTTATTAAATTCCTCATAAATTTAATTTTATCTTTTTTAGTTAAGCTTACCAATTCCTTGCTTACTATTATTTTTAAGTCATTTGGCAATTTATTCCAAATTTCATCCCATTCGGTTGTTGGGTAAACTAAATTATCAGAAACATCAGACATATATCTATTATTAATAATTAATTTTTAATTATTAATTTTATTATTTAAAATCCATTTTTTTAATTAATCATAATCATCATAATCTCCCTCTTTACATATTCTAAAAATACAAGCACCAATGTATATCATAAGTGAAAAAAATATTATTACTTCACTAAACATTATTGATATAATATTTTTAAAACGTTTAAATGTTTTTCTTTGTACATCTATAAATGTTATTCATCTCTCCGCCATTCGGTAATTATATTCATTTACATAAAACCACCCCAATTCGTGGTAGCTTTACATTAAAAGAACGTCCTGGTAAATGGGGACAGATTCTTAAAACTTTAAGATATATTCCACATTTAAATGGGTGGGTTAATAAAATAGGTTTAAGAAATCCTGGTATTGATTACGCAATTAAAACATACGAAAAAGGACAAATTATCAGTATAGCCATTATGGACCAGAAAGAAATTAAACCAATTGTTAATAAAATACCCGATGATATGGACATCGAATTAAATGTTAGTTGTCCCAATACAGATAAACATATGATTAATACTGGTCTAAAAGTATTTTTGAATAAAAAAAGAGATTGGTGTATTATTAAATTGCCACCCATTGATTTTTATGATGATTTTGATAGATATTATAAGGAAGGGTTTCGTCAATTCCATCTTTCCAATACTTTACCGACAAAATACGGTGGGTTATCAGGACCTATGTTAAAACCTTATACAAGAAAAAATATACAATATATTAAAAAATTTTATCCCGGTTGTATTATTATTGCCGGCGGCGGAATACGTTCCATGAAAGATGTTGAAGAATATAGGGAATCTGGCGCGGATCATTTTAGCGTATCTTCATTATGTTTTAATCCCATCGCGTTTCTAAAATTTTATAATGAATTCTCAAACCCTTTTTAATTATATAATCTAATGAATATATAATTATGCCTGAAAGATTTTCTAGTTTAAAAGAATTACATGAAAAATTATGGAATAAAGCACAAGGTAATGATGAAAAGAAAAGAATATATTTCATTTCAGAAGATATGCCGACGAGTATTGTTGTTGATGACCTTTTACCAATAGCACGACAAACATCTAAGGATCTGTTATTTATGGAGGATGATCATGAGGATGTATATTATCTTCTGTGGACTGATATAACAAGCGCCCATACTAAAGTGAAAGCAACTGATAATGATGACGAAGATTGGTGGGAATATTATGATGATTCCGCAAAAGGTGGGCGTAAAAAAACACGCCGTAAAAAAGGTGGTAAAAAGAGAAAGACAAGAAAACGTACCGGAGGGGGATTATTTAAAGGTAAATCAACCATTTCAACTAATTTTGAATCTGGAAATATTAATCATATCAAGAATGTACAAAGAAAAAAAGATGTTCTTGTTGTTCTTGAAATAGAAAATGAACCTTATCCAAAAAATACTAAAAGAAAATATCAAAACTGGTTTTATTTTAAATCCAATGATGTACAAAGAAAATCTATGACTTATACTATCCAAAATATTAATGTATTTGGCAATGATTGGAAAGGATTTAATGTTTGTTATTCATACGATAATAAAAACTGGAAAAGAATTAAAACTTCCTTTTTAAAGAAAAATAAAACTTTAACTTGGAAACATAGAAGTACAAAGAAAAATGTTTATTTTGCTTATTATCCACCTTATACTACCGTAATGAAACAAAAGATGATGATGAAATATAAAAATAAAAAGGGAGCGAAAGCAAAAACGTTAGGAAAGTCTAAAGTGGATGCATTAATTTTGGGAAATGGACCATTGAAGATATTTATTGTAGCCAGACAACACCCAGGAGAATCTATTGGATCGTGGATGATTGAAGGAGTTTTAAAAGAATATTTTTCTGATGTACAAAGAAAAGTTGTTGAAGATGTATTTACTTTCTATATCATACCTATGGCTAATCCGGATGGTGTTAAATTAGGTCATTGGTATACAAATAAAAAAGGACAAAATTTAAATCGTTCTTGGAGACATAATAAAACCAGTGAAACAAATGCTATTAAAAAATTAATGACTGAAAAAAAAGCACTACTTTACCTTGATTTACACGGTGATGAAGGGGCATCTAAGCATTTCATAACCAGTTGTATTGAAAGTAAAAATAAAGTTCGAAAACCATTTAATAATACAATGGCTAAGTTCTGTCCTAACTTTCAAAAGGAAGATTATTATAAAAGACACGCACATAAAGTATATGGTACAATGGATTGTTTTGATAAAGAAAGAACACTTACTATTGAAGGAGCTATGAAACATTCTTTATATAAACATAAAACTATTCAGGATGAAGGTATCAAAATAGGAAAGGCCATATATAAAACCGTCATTTCTATGCAAGATCATATTTGTATTGATAATTAATATTATTTATATAGCAATAATTATCTTCTTCTCTTTTTCTTTGTACGTCTTCTCTTTTTCTTTGTACGTCTTCTCTTTTTCTTTTCTTTTTTGTACTTTTCCTTCTACGTCTTCTTCTTCTTGTCGTGCTGCTCTAACTTCTCGTCTTAACTGTTTTTTAGTCATTTTACCTGGATCTGGATGAACTTTTTCACTCATATATATTATAACAATAAAAAAGTTATAATTTATTTAAACAAACATTCCATATGGTATTGGGTTTTGTTTGTCACTTTTCTTAACTATATTTTTAACTATATCTGGTGTAACTGTGAATGGGAATTTCACTTCAATATGTTTTTCATTATCAAACAATTTACTATCTTTCGGAATCAATCTAAACAAATTAATTTTGGTATAAATGATTTCCAACGCACGTTTCAAATTTCTAACACCCTTCTCTTCTTCGACCAAATGGTCGCAAATATATTCAACGGTTTCTCTTGGAATAATAATTTCATCTTTATTGAAATTAACTTCTTTAATAATTTTTGGAATTAAATATTTTTGCGCTATAATATCCTTTTGGTCTTTCTTGTAACCTTGTGTTGAAATACGATACATTCTGTCTCTCAAAATTGGATTCACTTTACTTTCATCATTATAACTAAATATAAACAATGCTTTACTTAAATCAAAATCAATATTTGAGAAATATTTATCGTGATACTTATCGTTTTGACTCGTATCTGTTAAGTGTGTTAAGATACCAATAATTTCTTCACCTTTTGGCGTTTGACTTACTTTATCTAACTCATCAAAATAGAATACCGGATTCATACTTCCACAATTGATAAGAGTATCTACGATTCTACCCCAAATACTACCTTCATAAGTATATGAATGACCTTCTAAGAAGCTACTGTCTGTAGCACCACCCAAAGCTACAAATGAGAAAGGTCTATTAAGAATTTTACTAACTCCTTCTTTTACTAAGGTTGTCTTACCTGTCCCCATTGGACCTTTGATGGCTATAGCCTTTCCCATAGACTTAGGATTAGCAATCCACTGACCAACAAGTTGCATTATCTGCATTTTTGCGTCATCTAACCCATAAACAGCTTCATCTAATACAGTTTTGGCGTTCTCCATAAATGCTTGATATTTCTCTTCGCCATCTTCAAGACTTACAGGTAAAGAACTATGTTTTCCAAATGGAATTTTCATAAAGTTATCAACCCATTGTTTTATTTTATAATACTCGCCAGAACCGGGGTCCATCCATTGTAATGAATCCAATTTCCGCATAGCCATTGATTTATATTGAACGGGAATAGAGGACTCAATTAATTTAAATTTATGAGGTTTTTCCTCGTTAGAATATTCTTGAACTTCTTTCATTTTTTTCATTATATTTTCTTGAGCATCAATATCTAATGATTTGAAATATTTGATATCTGATACTTCTCTTTTTCCTCTCAATAATTTCCTGAATGATTTGAAATTTTTTTGTTTTTTAATTTTAATATTTTTTGCTTTATCTTTCTTTTCCTCTTCGTTGGCTATTTTTTGCATTTCGTTAAATTTCTTTTCAAACGCTGTTGTCCCTTTATCTTTAGCACGAATTAGTTCTTTCATTTCATTGAGAAGTTTATTGTATTCGTATTTTTCTTTCTCTTCTGTCTTATTTATTTTTGTTATTTTACTTTCGCGTACCCTTCTAACTAATTCATATTCTTCATCGTCATCACTTTCGTCAAGTTGTACATCATATTTATTACCTTTTTTATTTTTATAAACTTTTTTAATGATACCTATGTATTTTCTATCCCAATCGTCTAATTTAATATGAATTCTTTCATTCTTTTTAAATTCACCTCCTTTTGATTTTTCTTTCAGTGATTTTGTTTCTTCTTTTTTATGAAGTTCATATTCTTTTTTGGTCATTTTAATATTTTCTAATTCTTCATCTTCTTCATCATCCTCATCTTCCTCCTCATCAACCCATTCATCATCATCATAATCCTCATCATAGGGTTTCATTCCTCCTCTTGGGTCTGTAAATATTATATTAAATTTCATACCCTGGAAACCTTTTCTCATCTCTTCCAATTCTTCTTCATCTTCAGTATCTAATTCTTCATCTTCTTCGTCATCCATACGTCCCAACTCTTCTTCAAATATTCTATCCAGCTCCGAATCGGATGTTGTTGGCGCGTCATCTTCAGGATTATACTCTTCTTCACTACTTTCTTCCTTAATAATCTTCTTCTTCTTCTTCTTCTTCTTTTTAACTTCTTTCTTCTTCTTTGATTTTACTTCTTTCTTCTTCTTTATATCTTGAACTTTATCTTTCTGATGTTTGGAAGGAAACATTCCAGCCAACATTTCTTGAAATTGTTCATTGTTAAATTCTTTCTCACCATCATCGCCGTCGTCATCGCTTTGATTTTTTACTTTTTTATCCTTTTTCCTTTTATGTTTTGGGGTATTTTGCTTATCATGATTGTCTGGAATTTTAGAACTCATATTTATATATATATTAATAAAGTTCTTTTATTTCAATTTTATAATTCTATAATTTAATAAAATTGAAAAGAATCTAAATATAATATTATAATATAGATAATGACAAGAGTTTCTACAACAAAACATGAAGCGATAGTTCCTAGTCGTATAATTGGCATTCAGTTTAGTGTATTGTCTCCTGAAGAGATACGCAATGGATCTGTAGCTGAAATAACCTCAAGGGATACATATATAAATAACAAACCTATAATTGGTGGATTATTCGACCCGAGAATGGGGGTATTGGACCCAGGATTGATATGTCCCACAGACGGTTTAAATTATATGGAAACCCCTGGATATTTTGGACATATAGAATTAGCTAAACCTGTTTATTACATTCAATATTTAGAAACGATAAAAAAAATATTAAGATGTATATGTTTTAAATGTAGTAAATTATTAATCGACAAAGAAAAATATGATCACTATTTGAAAATAGACCCAAAAAAAAGATGGAAATTGGTATTTAAACATTGTCAAAAAATAAGAAGGTGTGGCGAATGTCACCAATATGGATGTGGGACAAAACAACCTAAAAAAATATTCAAAACAGATTTGGCATCTTTATGGGCTGAATGGGATAATAATGACGGTATTAAGGATGAAGATGGTCAAGTTAAAGAGAAACCATCAGTGAAATTATTTCCAGAGGATGTATTGAAAAAATTTAGAAGGATTTCAAATGAAGATGTTCATTTTATGGGATTTTCTCCAATTTGGTCCAGACCAGAATGGTTTGTATGTCAGGTATTGGCTGTGCCTCCACCGGCGGTAAGACCTTCTGTTAAACATGATTCACAACAAAGAAGTGAAGACGATATTTCACACATAATCGTTAATATTATTAAAGCCAACACGACATTGGCTGATAAAATAAATAAAGATGCTCCAATGAAAGTAATTGAAGATTGGTCAACCGTATTACAATATTATATCGCAACGATGGTTGATAATAAAATCCCTGGAGTAGCATCGGTTGCTCAAAGGTCGGGACGCGCATTAAAATCTATTAAAGAAAGATTAATTGGAAAGCAAGGGCGTGTTAGAGGAAATTTAATGGGTAAAAGGTGTGATTTTACAGCAAGGTCTGTTATTTCACCAGATGCTACATTAAAAATAAATGAATTGGGTATTCCTATTAAAGTAGCAAAAACAATCACATTTCCATCAGTGGTTAACAGTAGAAATAAAAAATTTCTTACAAAACTTTTACAAAATGGACCTGAAATTTATCCTGGAGCAAATATATTGGAAAAGAAAGGTATGAAAGGTGATGGTATTTCATTGAGATATATAGATAGAAACTCTCAAGTTCTAAATGAAGGTGATGTTTTACATCGTCATATGCTTGATGGCGACCCAATATTATTTAACAGACAACCTACTTTACATAGAATGTCTATGATGTGTCATAGAGCAAAGATAATGAAAGAAGGTAGCACTTTCCGTATGAACGTAGCAGACACTAAACCATACAATGCTGATTTTGATGGTGATGAGATGAACCTTCACGGACCTCAAGATGAAGAAAGTCAGGCGGAACTTTTACATCTGGCTTATGTTCCTAAGCAAATTATTTCACCCGCTAATAATTCGGCAATTATTGGAATCTTCCAGGATTCATTATTGGGGTGTTACAGATTCACAAGACAAAATATCAATTTTGATTTAAGAACCGCAATGAATCTACTTATGTATTTTGATAACCCAAATCTTAATATTTTGAAAAATAAGAAAGGTAAAAAAATCAGCAACTTCGATATTATTACACAAATATTACCCCCAATGTCTATTTATAATAAAAACGGACAACTCGAAGATAATGAAGATAAGAAAACTACAAATAATATTGTTGAAATTAAAAATGGGAAATATATTCGCGGACAAATTGATAAAGGCGTTCTTGGTAAAAATTCAGAAGGTATTATTCAGTCTATATTTAATGATTATGGACACGAACAATCGGCAAAATTCATTGATGATATTCAAGCTATTGTTACCGAATATATGAAATTGAGTTCATATAGTGTAGGTATTAGTGATTTAATTTCTGATGATGAAACAACGGAAAAAATTACACAATGTATAGATAAGAAGAAGAAGGAAGTATATGACCTTATTGACCAATTACATATTTCTACATTTGAAAACAATACTGGAAGACCTAACGTTGATGTATTTGAAGACAAAGTAAATGCTATTGTTCAAAATGCCGCTGGTGAAGCTGGTAAAATTGGAAGAGCTAATTTAGATAAAAATAATAGATTCGTATTGATGGTAAATGCGGGTAGTAAAGGTTCTAATATTAATATAGCACAAATGATCTCTTGTCTTGGACAACAAGCGGTTGATGGAAAAAGAATTCCTTATGGATTTGAAGATAGAACATTACCACATTATTGTAAATATGACGATTCACCCGAAGCGCGGGGATTCGTAGAAAGTTCATTCATTCAGGGTTTGACTCCTGAAGAAACATACTTTCACGCAATGGGTGGTAGAACAGGTCTTATTGATACAGCAGTAAAAACCAGTCAAACTGGTTATATTCAAAGAAGGCTTATTAAAGGGTTGGAGGATTTAAATGTTAAATATGATATGACTGTGAGAAATAATAAAAATAAAATTATTCAATTCTGTTATGGTGATGATAACATTGTTACTACAAAAACTGAAGTCCAAAAACTACCTTTAGGACAGATGTCTATTGAACAAATTTATAAACATTTCCAAATGCCGGATTATTCAAAAGATTCAACTATAAGATTCAGTAAAAAAGCAAATTCATCTTTGAAAAAACAAAAAAGCGATCTTAAAAAGAAAACAAAGGAAATTATTACTTATATGTTAAATACGAGAGAGGACATTGTTCAATATGTCCATAAATTTAAACAAGATAATAACGTATTTTTACCTGTTAATTTCAAACGATTGATTAATAACGTCAAACATAATTTGCATATTAAAGATAATTATTTTATAGATATAACCCCCTATGATGTATTTATCCGAATTGAAGAATTATATGAATCATTGTATGTAACCGATAAAATTAAACCAACAGAATTATTCAAGGCATTATTATATTATTATTTGTCTCCAACACAATTATTATTAAAACATCGTTTCAGTAAAAAGGGTATTCAAATTTTATTTGATAAAATCATATTTAATTATAAAAAAGCGCTTGTACATCCAGGCGAGATGGTTGGTATGATAGCAGCTCAAAGTATTGGAGAACCAACTACACAGATGACTTTAAATACATTTCATTTTGCTGGTGTAGCAAGTAAAAGTAATGTTACCAGAGGGGTTCCAAGAATTGAAGAAATTTTGTCTCTTAGTGAAAATCCCAAACAACCTTCCACTACTATTTATTTACACCCCAAAGATCAACTTAGTAAAGAAAGGGCACAAGAACTTAAGTATCAACTTGAACACACTTGTTTGAAAGATATTACTAAATCCGTTAGTATTTGTTTTGACCCAAAACTAAGTGAAACCCTTATTACTGAAGACGAAAAACTTATGCAACAATATCAGGAGTTTGAATCTGTAATGGAAGGATGTGGATTAAATACTCAAGATAGTAAAGATTTCTCAAAATGGATCATTCGGTTTAAATTATCTCGCGATGAAATGTTAGACCGCGGAATCACAATGGATGATATACACTTCGCTATTAAAAATAGTATTAAACAAAATATAAGTTGTGTTTATAACGATTTCAATGACCATAATCTTATCTTTAGAATCCGTTTAATGGAATCCTTCAATATCAAAAAAAATAATTCATTGGACCAAACCGATGAAATTTATAAATTAAAAAATTTACAGGAATTCATTTTGAAAAATGTTATTTTGAGGGGTGTTAAAAATATTCCCAAGGTATTGTTAAGAAAAGTTCCAAATACCTCTATAAAAGAAAATGGTAATTATCAAGCTAAAGATGTATGGGTTCTTGATACTGTAGGCACAAACCTGAAAGATATATTAACACTTGATAGCATTAATGTTAATAAAACTTTTAGCAATGATATCCAAGAAGTATATCGCGTTTTAGGTATTGAAGCCGCACGTCAATGTGTTCATAATGAATTAATTGAATGTTTCGCAGGAGTTGGTAAAATCAATTACCACCATACTACAATGTTATGTGATAGAATTTGTGCTACTCAAAAAATGGTCAGCATATTTAGACACGGTATCAATAATGATGATATTGGACCCATTGCTAAGGCAAGTTTTGAAGAAACCCCTGAAATGTTTTTAAAAGCAGCAAAACACGCCGAACTTGATTTGATGACTGGTGTTAGTGCTAATGTTATGTGTGGTCAAGAAGGTTATTTTGGAACCGGTTCATTTCAAGTATTATTAAACCATGAAGAAATAATTAAATGGGATGTTACCGAATTAACAAAAGAAACAGACATTGATAATTTATTAAATTTAACAGATAACGGCACTTGCTCAAAAGAAAATATCATAATTAAAACAGACATTAATGATAAATCTAAGTCTATGGGTGTAGTTGATGATGATTATGATTTCGATCTATAATATTTATTAAAATATGCGTAATAAATATTATGGCTACTTTAGCTTTTTTAATGAATTTTATATCCGATGCTTATGAAATCGATGTTTCCCCCGAATTCAAAGTATTCATTCACGATTATACGAATTGTAAATTAACTTCTGATATATACACTTTTAAATTTTTTATCGTTGATAATGAACTTCTTACCAAAGAAGAAAAAAAAGACGTAGAAGACCTATATTTGGTATCCAAAATGCTTAAAAATACTTTCAGTAAATATTTAAGATTAAAAAAAATCAATAAATTGAAACCCACCAATAGCGAAGACCTATATTTTAACAATTTTAATGATTTTCCATTATATCAAAGAACCGATTTGATATGTCAAAACACATTATATAGATTCCGTTTAAGCAATATAGTTAATATGTGGTTAAAATGTTTAAAAAATACCGATAATTTATTCACCAAACCAATTCAACTGAAAAACCCCTATACTAATATGCCGTTTAAAGAATACAATTTATATAATATTTATATTAGTTTAGCTAACTCCAAATATCAAATACCCTTTTTAATTCGTGAATTTATTAAACATTATTGCAATTTGAATGTTTTTACACTGGAGGCTTATCCTACATTAAAGGATCACGCTATAAATAATTTTGTAAGCACGGCACATACATATGAATTAATGGAACAAATTAATAACATGATGCACGAATTTAGAAAAAAAATAAATTATATTTATTTCCCTGAAAATTTATCATATCTTCGCAAAAAAAGAATTGTTAGATTATTAAAATACATTCTTAAAGATTATTTATATGGAACATATGGATGTAACCCTTTAAAAAAAATGGATTCTTATTCACGGTCTAAGACTAAATTAAAAGATTTTTTTAGAGATAATCCCTTTGAAGACTTCACTTTACAAAATATACCACAAAGACCTTCATCTATTCCTCCCCCTCCTCCACCAAGCGCGCGAATAAATAGAAGGGCAAGTATCTTCGATTATTCAAGTCCATCAATTGCCTTTAATCTTCCTCCTCCTCCCTTTAATAATGATGAGCCTTTTGTTCCACTTAGCGTTCAAGAAATTGTAGATAATATTACACGAGATATTGAAAGCACAACAAATCCTTCATCTTCCATTAGACCATACAGTCTTCAATTGAATGCCTTTTCACCCGGTAGAGAATTGCCCAGAACACCACCCAACAATGCCGCACCTCCCGAAAGTTCAGCGACCCCCAATGTTCAACCCTTTTCATTAAGACTTTTTCAATAACCATTTAAATACAATTTATTGAATATATCCATAATGTCTTGGACAACAGATGCGCCTATTACATTTATTTATTGGAAACTAGCAGCAAGGGGGCAAACTCCTATGCTCATGCTTCATGCCGCAAATATTGATTATACTTGGGAAACACCGCCTGAAAATTTTAAAGAACATAAAAAAGATTATCCATTCGGTCAATTACCTTGTATAACTCATAACGGAAAAACTATCGCTCAATCGGGAACAATCTCCAGATATTGCGCACATCTTAGCACACTCATGCCTGATGATATTTCTCACCAACTTGACGCTGATATGCTTATGGAATTCTCCAATGATATATATGGTTTATTCGCAAAAGCCAAATACGCTGGCGACGATTTAGCACAACAAGTAGGGTGGCAACGTGTTAAAACTAAACAATTGCCTGAAAAACTCGATTATCTTGTTAAATTTCTTGGCGATAAACCGTTCTTTTCCGGTGATACAGTACACGCTGGTGATGTCGCTATTTTTTCAGTTCTTAATTTGGCCATCGAAGCAGGTGTGGATTGGACCCCTTCCTATCCTACTTTGAACGCCCATTATGAACGTGTAAAAAATATGGGCAGCATTAATAAATATCTTGAAAATAAACCAAATCCTTATTTCGTTTCTCAATAATTTAATTATTTTTTAAGTAATATAATTAAATTCATTCTTTTAGTGCTTGTTTATAATAAGCTTTACAACCACCATCCGTTATCCATTTTTTTAAAACTATTTCCATTGTTTCATTATCTTTTACTTTGTTTCCTTTCTTTGTTTTATCGATAAGAATAAATCTAAATAAGCAATCAATTGAGTATCTCCATATTGTTCCAAGATTCACACCCTGTCCTCTTTGTAAGAACATTTCTTTAACATTATTAGTATATTCATCTAACCACCCTTTTTGGTCATCTTCCCATAGATTAATTACTTTAAGTATATTATCATCACTATCCCATAAAGAATATAGATTACTATTGGGCGTTTTGCCATCTTCTTCAAACCAAAAAGGTTTAAAGTTAAAAGAACCATTGAGCTTAGGTTTTTCTGGGGTTCCCCATATTTTTGCGTAATGTTCCCACCTTTCTTTCCATGATTTAACAAATTTAATCTCTTTAAAATCACTTACTTTATAATCTTTATAATTAGTCATTATATAATCGTGTAATATTATCAGCCCCATTCCCTCTTTATTTTTGGCCCCTTTTGTTTTCTTTTTCGGCTCGCCTTTCTTTTTCTTAGCTTCTTTCTTTTTCGCCACT